AGAAGTTTGTCGATGAGATTCTGTGCTGTCTCTTCATCACTTTCTTCTGGGTTTGAATCGTTGTCACTTTTCTGTTGAGCCTTCTGGTTTCTGTAATCCTTGAGCATCTCTTCAATGTCTGGAAAGATTCTGTTCACTTCTCTGAGTACGTCTTTTGTATTGTTGTGCAACAGCATAACTGCTGTGGGCTTTGGAATGAACTGTACGTATGCTGTCGTAGTGGTTGTCACAGCATTGCATTGGAACGCAATTAACGAGTTCTGTCCAGTTGAGTAAACTGTCACATCATACAATCCAAACACAAGTGTCGATGAAGCGGTTCCATAGGTTGCACTGATTGCGGTTGTGGCACCCCCAGCTCTGGAGGCATAGCCATACAGAGTAAAAGTGCTCATCCCAGTGCCTACCCAATAGACCATAATACTGTAAGTTGTGGTCACAGCTACATCTGGCAGTAAGAACGTGCCAGCATTTACGGTTCCATAAGCGACATAAACATTGTTATAGGATGATGGTGTGACAGCAGTTCCCAATGGAGCGAGTGTTGTTGGAGAAGTTCCATTTCCTGTTGCTGAGTACCATGAGGTCAAGGCGGACGACACAAGATCATCAATCTGATTGATATAAAAATCTATGTCATACTCATACCACAGAATTCCAACGTCCATTGAGCTGCTAACTGTCGCAGCATTCAATAAAAGATACCTTCCTTGATAGACAAAACGGTCTTCTGAGTCTGCGGGCTCACAGAAAAACAAAGCGTCTTTCTTAAGCTCCCTCATTGTCCATGTATCTTTCATAAAGTATTGAGTCATACTCATTTTGTAGTGTGCTGCTCCCTTCCTGACATTTTCTTGTAGTGTCGCCACCATGTCTTGATCTGGGTCATAGTCACAAAAGCCAAGCATTTCTCCAGAGACTGTTGCTGCAGCACTTGGGCTATAGTGAACTTTGAATGTCTTGAAGACATACTTGTCAAACAGAGTCGACATAACTGCCAACCTAGTGCCCATAAAGGCACGAGGGTGTATCAGGGTGTCGAAGAGAATTTTCCCTTCTCCATCCGTCGTGGCACATGTAATGTCGCTCAAAAAGTCTGAACCTTTTATGTTCACAACCGAAGTTGCTTGCTTGGTCTCAGGATGCTTTGCATTTCGCATGCTCATCTTGAATTTCATGTGAGGCAGAGTAGTTGCCACATTTAGTGGTATACCATCCAGTGCATTCAGAGCTTTCTTCACATCAGCCGGTTTATGTGTTTGGGCTGCTTTATGTAGTGCTTTGTCTGCAACTGCCTCTGCCTTGCGATGGCCTCTAGAAAGGGTCTCACCGGGTGTTTCACCGATTATTTTTGAGCTAGCCTCTCTAGCAAGCCACCACATCAACGCTTCCTCCCCATTTGATGTTTTGTTTGTATCCCTTTGTGCTCCGGTCTGAAGGAGGGCTTTCGCATGGGTTTTACCCACAGGAGATTCCAAGAACTTCTGAGCCAAAGCAGGATTCTTGAGCTGTAGTCTCTCAAGCACTCCTCTCTTTGGGGTTGGTTGCGGTTTTGGTGCAGGGGGCGTTCCCTGCTTTTGTTTCGCCGACATCTTTCGATGTCAAAATTATCTAGCAAACACTAGATATAAATTAACTAAAAATTCGTTAGTTCCAGCCAGCAAAGATGCGCTTGTAGTACTTCCGAGAGCGAGCTCTCTGAGGGGCAAGTCTTACAAGATTCTTGTGCAAGATCGGAAAGTGGAGATCATCGAATGCATATTCGACGCAGAGTGAGTCCAGCGTGCTGACACTAACTTCCATGGTCGCCTTATTAGGCTCCCGTACTGTAAGTGCGTGACAGTGCTTATCCCAGTTGGTTGGTATTCCTACTGGGGTTCCTGTCTCTGGGTCTATCCAAAATTCTTTCGAACAATATGGTACTCCAATTAAGGAGTCTTGCTGATGGTTGACTTTAAGAATGTGGCCAAATGAATTGACTGTTTCAGTGTATTCCTTTGCATCTAATAGGGTGCGCTCAATATTGTCATCTCCAATTGCATGAATTTTTTCTTCAGTGTAGTCAAAATAACCTCTACGTCTAAGGCATACTTCTATTTTCATCATAACTTGCGTACGAGAATTGTACGATAATGTTCTAAAGTAGCCTGAACGCATAATACCAGGGATTACTTGTTGGTAAATCAACCCATTCGTGAACACAATCTGCGAACAGCATGCGTATTCATGGCGATTTCTAGCAACAAGCACCCAAGTAGATTTCGGGTCATAATTGTTACAAAGTCTGAAGTCTAATTCCATACATAGATCTAACTCTTTCTTGTGCATTGTCCAATCCCATGATGAAAAGTCTTTGTGTCCATATTTGACTTTAGGTCCAATGTCAAGGCTGTGATATGCCTCAGCGTAACCACCAT